GCGAAGTCTTCCAGGCAAAGCAATGATAGGCGCAATGTCCTTGGAAAGGGTCCTAAGAGGATACCTGATGTGCATGCCAGTGTTCTTCTCGTAGTCAGACCAGTAACGGTAAGACTGATAGACCTGAGCGGTAGCATACGCACCGTAAACCAACTGGGGAATCATAATCAATCCTCCAAGCCTTCGATAACATCATCAGCATAAGGGCAATCAGAACATCCACCATAGGCATCAAAGTAGATGCAATTCTCCTCACAGATATGAGGCATCAGTAACGCCTCCCGCGGTAATATCTGCGTCCGTAACTCCTTCTGCCATAATAACGGCGCCTTCTGTAGTACATTTGTTACACCTCGTGCGATTTCGCACAGTAACAGGATATTCGTTAAGATATTTAATTAAATCGACCAAAACATAGACCAAAGCATGACCAAAACATGGATGTTAACGGTCCCGAGGAACAACACAGCAAAAGAATGGGTCGCCATCTCCAAATGGCTCCGTGCCAACGATGTACACAAATGGATCTGTGCAATGGAGACAGGAGCAGACGGATACGATCATTGGCAGATCAGACTGCAAGTAAACAAAACATGGGAAAAACTCAAAGAGGAATGGGGGCCCAAGGCACACATCGAAGAGGCATCCGACGTGTGGGATTATGAAAGAAAATCGGGACTGTTCTTCTCATCACAGGACACCCCCGAAGTTAGAAAGTGCAGGTTCGGACACCTTACATGGCGTCAGAAAGCCGTCCTCCGGGCCGTACAAAGCACGAACGACCGTCAAGTAGTGGTTTGGTATGACCCCGAAGGAAACAAGGGGAAATCGTGGCTCCTGGGCCACCTGTACGAGACAGGACAGGCATGGGTGGTACAGGCACAGGACACGGTGAAGGGAATCATCCAAGACGTGGCATCCGAATACATCAATCACGGATGGAGACCGATGGTAGTTATCGACATCCCAAGAACATGGCGGTGGACATCAGATCTATACGTCGCAATCGAGCGCATAAAAGACGGGCTCATCAAGGACCCGAGGTACTCATCCAAGACGGTACACATCCGCGGTGTTAAGATTCTGGTAACGTGTAACACAATGCCAAAGCTTGACAAGCTGTCGGAAGACAGATGGATCATAATCGACGGTGACGCATTGGAAAGATTGCGTAGCGCATGGAGGATAGGCGAGGGCGAGCACTCCTTGACGTAACACTAGCGGAGCGCTCTACCCCCCTTTAGGGGGGTAGAAAGTGTTTAGTGCTCAGGGGGGGCCCCGCTCCCCCCTTCGCCAACTGAAGAGCAGAGGAATTGGTTGTTATCCTCGGAATCAGCGGGAACGGTGACGGTGATACCGCGAAGGGTCTTACCGATCATGACGAGGATCATCAGTAGACCCCCACGGAGACGACATGAACATCTCCGCCGATCATGTCGATACTGCCATCACTGGAAGTTGGTGTAAGCTGGGGCATTGTTGATCACCTCGGGATCATCGTCGATCATGCTGATACCACGGAAGCCCTTGAAGGCGAAATTGTGGTTGATCTGAAGTCTGAACCACTGCTCAGTCTTGTAGGCCGGAGGGAGCAGGATCATACCCATGTAGAATTTGGGGATGGTGTTCGGTACAACGACCTGTTTCCAGACATTCGCAACCTTCTGTGCATCCTGTTCAGCGTTGCCAATGAGAGGCTCGGAGACGTACTCAGAGGAAGTCATTACGCTGGACTGGGTATCCTGCCATCCGAGAGGACGGAGGCCAGAAGTAGCAAACGCAAACCCGACACCGCCACCGTTACCAATATCGAAATTGACCTCAGTTTCAACCGCATTGGTATCAGGCAGTCCAGGAACAGCAGAAACGGTAGGAGAACCATTGTTGATGTTGATTCCAATCTGACCAGAAGCATGAGAGGTACCATGATCAACAACGACAGGGCCGACATTACCAGACCTTTCGTCAGGACTGAACTGAGAGAAGGGACGGTTAGCCACGATCTGATGGACGAGAGGCCTTAGGCCAGACTTCCGGAAGCCAACCTGAGGATGTGCCTTTGCCCAAGTCCTATCTGTGAGGGACCTGTGGTAGAGAGCGTCAACGTAATCGTTCCCCTTCTGATTCTCGGAGAACACATCAAGAACGGCGGAATCACTCTGTTTACGAACAACGTCGGAAGTACCGACAGCCTCCCCAGAGTAGAGGGTATCGAGAATAGCACCCATGTCATCGCCATGACATCCGTGGAACATGATCGGATTGAGCATATCCCTAGGATCTATGGTCGGTTCACCTGCTCCGATAGAGACCTGGAGAGGATCTGCGGGGAGCCTGGCAGCTGGAACCAAAGACAGGGAGCATCCGAGATACTTCACCTTCCTGAACTGTTTCCAGAAGCCCTGGAGCATTTTCACGGGGGCAGAAGTGTTAGGGGTGTGGATTCCGATGACGGAAACGGTCTTGGATTCCGTGTGTAGATCTACGACCTCCTGATAGCTTGCAGTTGCGAAATTAGTTGCCATTTCAATAACTCCAATAGTTGTAAGTGTTCCTGTTGGTTATGTAGCGATTCAGGTTGTAGACAGGCTTTCTCTTCTT